ATACAGCTAATTCAAAATGGAAATTCACGAACGATTCGAGAAGGAAGATTATTAAAAACATAAATGATAATCCTCCAAAATAGGAGTCATTCTAAAAATAAAAATGATATTTTTATTCATTTGTTAAAGCCAATAGTTTTTAAATCTCAATGGATAAAGAAAAAGTGTTTGGGACGTATAATTTATATTATTGCATACATTGTTATAAAGATATCTTAAAGAGTCTGGAAAACTCAGTTATAATACCAATTATAGTAAATATTGGATGTAATACATATGAGGCTGCACATAATAATAAACGAACTGGTTTTTTTGTTACAACTATTAGAAGTTATGTCAATAAGGAATGGAGATGGAAACTCACAAATGATTCAAGAAGGAAGATCATTAAAGATATAAATGACAATCCTGCTTTAAAATAGGAGTTCATTCTAAATGATTTTTTATTATATAAAAACACTCTTATATTGCACAATTCTGTGGTCAGACTAAAATTGAATTTATAATTTATAATATATAATGAATCTTATCACGTTATTTAAAATTATGATATGAATCTTTCATCATATTGTGAGTATTATTGCATTCACTATTGTAAGAATTGTTATAAAGATATTCTAAAGAGTTTGGAAAACTCGGTTGAAATGCTGATGGTTCAAGGTGAATGTAACACATATACAATAGTGCATTCAGAAAATCAAATTAAGGATGTTCAGAATCTTACAGCTAAACATGACAGAAATTTTACACTTATTGATAATAAATGGAAATTCACAAATGACTCCAGAAGGAAGATTATTAAAGCCATAAATAATGATCCTCCTTTAAAATAAATATAAGCTGCAAGAGAAAATAAAAAATGATGATGAAAATAGCTGCAATTTTTAATCAAAAAGCCCAATGGAAAGAGTGTTTGAAAGGTATAATGTATATTGTTGCATAGGTTGTCATAAAGATGTTTTAAAACAATTAGAAAATTCAGTTGTCATGCCTATAAGATTAGGCAACTGTTGTACTACATATGATATCAGAAATCATTTAATGGGGAAGAAAGTCTATGGTATTCATGTTACGGCTTATGTTAATGGAAAGGAACAGACTTGGAAATTCACAAATGATTCGAGAAGAAGGATTATTAAAGAGATAAATAATAATTTTTTAAAATAAATTGATTATCTTTATTCTCTTTTCACTTTGATTAGCAGGTCCTTATCCTAATGGATAAAGAAAGAATATTTCTAACATATAATGTTTTTAATTGCTTATATTGTTATAAAGACATCTTAAAACAATTAGAAAATTCAGTTGTAATGTCTATAGAAGTAGATAGTGGATGTAATACATATTGTGACACATATTGTGATACATATGGTGATTATGTCTCACATAAAATGGAGAAACCTGTTTATTTTACTGATGTTACAGCTTATGTCAGTATGGAATCAGAATGGAAATTTACTAATGATTCAAGAAGGAAGATTATTAGAGATATAAAAAAGCTACAATTAATGAAAAATTGACTTTAACTACAATTATTACCATTATTACTATCTGTGATAAAATATATGGATAATGAACCTAAATATAGTAGATGTCATGTCTTCTATTGTAAACATTGCTATAAAGATATTCTAAAATGTTTAGAAACATCGGTTGAGATGCCTGTAAAGATAAATAATACATGTAATACATATGATACAAACCATGTTTTTTGGGATGCAACAATTGTTACAGCTAAAATGAGTAAATCGAAATGGAAACTTACGAATGATTCAAGAAGGAGACTTATAAAAGATATAAATGTCAAATATATGCAAAAAGTAAGGATAATTAAAGGATTTATTGCAACAGCTGTGAACATGAAAAATGATGTAAAGAATGATTAATATAATATTAATTAAATTAATGAGTCTTTATTATTCAGAATATAGTCTGTTTTATTGCAAGAAATGCTCTGAAGGCATTTTAAAAAGTTTAGAAAGTTCAGTTATGATGCCAATGATTATTAATTATTGCAACACATTTCAGCATACTGATCAATTCGCTTATATTTCATGCACAGCTAAGGCTGTTAATGGAAGATGGAAATTTACGAATGATTCAAGGAGAAAAATAATTAAAATACTTTTGTAAAATTGATACAGGAGTAATACTAAAATATTTGAATCAAATACAAAATTATGGCAGGTGGATTGTTTCAGCTACTTGCGAATGTTAATGAAAAACAGACTATATATTCATTGGGTATAGGAGGTGAATTGGATAAGGATGTTTTTGAAATGATGTGGGTATATTTTCGTGCAACAGGACCAAGTTATTCTAAATTAGCTTATTTCTGGGTGAAATTTAAGGATGAGTTTATAAATAGTGTTAGGTTGATTGAGAATCGTTGGAAATATCTTCTAGTTAAGAGACATAAAAAGCGAATGATAGTTAACAATGAAATTCAATTTATTCCTAAAATTGGTATAAAATATATTGAAGCGTTGGAATCCTTTCATTTCAATAGTCTAAAATGCAAGTAGACCCATCTTTAATTCCTGGATCTCACCAGGTGTAAAATGTGTATTCTTCTTTGCGACTTTAATGCATTTAAGGATCAGACTTTGTGGAAAATATCCGAATCCCATCTTAACTCTTAAAGTATCCATATTTTTTGCAGAAAGGATAATCTTCTTTAAAAAGTATTTAGAGATTTTAACTAACTCTATCCTGGTATAAATATCAATATTATGTATAAAAATATATGACATAAAAATGCTCTTTAAACTATTTAAGACGGCTAAATCTTTCTTTTTGTAGGTTCGGTATAGCCATGGTAAGACGTAGGTATTGCATAGATATATAGCACGATCTCTATTATTTATACGATATGTAAGATTATAGAAGATTGCAATCATGGCTTGATTAGCAGTGTTAATCTCTTTAATGGGAAATTTAAATTTAAGGAATGTTGTGTTTGGATAATCAAAGTGATAGTTGTTGCATTCTTCTATAGTATTCTCATTTGGTGTATTAATAATCTTTTTTTTAAGTATGGATAACATTTACTTTATCTTTTTTTATTTTTCTTATCTAATTTATGGATGAAAATAAAAGACGTAGAAAAAGTGTAGACATTTTACTTTTTAGTTAAATTCTCGGCATGTTTTTTGGCATCTGTTAAAATGTCTTGAAATTTGTTTATAAGATTATCGCATGTAATTTTGAGTAAACGTAATGTTTCATTTGTATCACCATTATATAAATCAGAAAAGGGATTATTAGGAACATTGGTAACATTGGAATATTTTCCTTGACCAGGAAAGAGTGGAAAATTGTCGCCAGGTGTTATGAAAGTTAGGATAAGTTCACTCATTAAAGGGTGTGGTACCTTATAGTTTGAAAAGCAATAAGACCATACATCGACATATTTGTCTGGGTATACCTTTTCGATAATGTAATCTAAAAGATAGATATAATGGCATTTAATGAGATTACCGAGAGTATGACTTTCGATGTCGATTTTATCGTCTATAATAATTTCGAGTTTTTCTGGAAGATTAATATCGAATTTGACAGAGGCTCTTTCAGTTATTCTGCCAGAAATATCCTGTATATTGTTGACAATAATTTTAAATTTGAGTAATTTTTCAATCATAATTTGTATAGCATTAATCCATGCATCTTGTGGATATAAATGGCCATTATAGGTGATATTGATAATATATTTTTCTGGATTTCCATAGCGTGAGAGAATCGGATCTTTGGATAATAAATAATTTTTCTGGTCTTTGACAGGGTCATTAGCAAGATCTTCTGAAATCTTTTGTTTTTTAAGCTCTTCCGCTAACGAATTATCTGTTTCAATTTGTGTTTTTAAATCAGCAGCTTTTTTAGAGAGTCTTTCTTTTGCTTCCTGCAATTCTGATGAGTTTTCCGCAAAAAACCCGCTAGATTCAATATTTTGTTGATATTCTTCAACTTTTTTGAGTTTATATTCACCAATTTTTAGGCGCGAAAGGATGGGTGCAAGCTTTTTATCTACTCCAAAATTATGTAAAGCATTAGCAATTTGTGCTTTTTGATCGTAATCAGGTTTAAATTCTTTAGTAGTCTTAAACCTATAATTTGGTATTGCAGAAATCCAGCGAGCATGACTATTAGCTGGTGGTAACATGGCATTCGGAGGGAGAACACCACCATATCCTGTTTCAACTTTCATTTCGGCGAAGACGCATTCACCTTTTTTGAGTGAGAGTAGGATAAGTTCTGGATATTTAAAGATTTTATTCTTAAAGTCTGAATCCATCTCGGTCCATCCGTCTTTTCCTAGGAAAATATAATTGATTTTAGAACTTACCTGAGATATCTTTTCTTTACTATGCATGATTATATTTTGTGGTTTATCTGCTCCAGTATCTGTTTTATTATTGGTGTTGTCTGCTTTATTATTATTATTATCAGTATTACTCTCTTTAATATCTAATTTGTTATGGTAGAAGACTCTGATGTCTTTAACTTTAACATATCGTTGCCTGTTGTAGATATCTCCATCATTATCATGTTTAAGAGGTAAATTAGGATCATTAGCATCACAAATGCGGAAGACCCAATTTTCTTCATCATTAAGGAGGGATTCAGGAGGTGTCCAATTAGTATTATCTTCTGCTGAAATTTCAGTAAGTTTAAGATTAATAAAATCATGAATGGGTGTCATACCAATTCTGTCTGCTAAATGTTCGGTATTAAAAATAGTTAAGTTACCTCTCTGTATGTTATCATTGGGATCAAGAAAGGTTTCAGGAATATGAATATTCTTAGCAAAACCTCTGGTTCGAACCTCGCTTAGAATTACGCGTCTTAGCCCATTGGCAATACTACGATCAATACCTGTAATTAAAGAGTCATTACCAGATCTTTCTGGATTGCCAAACTCAAATTGTATCTTGGTAATACCATCAATCGTAGGATCTCCTTTTTGCACAGTGAAATTTTGATGATAACTCATTCTTTTTCCTTATTCTAGAGAAAAGAAAAGAATAAAAATATTATATCAATTTTTAAGTATTTAATTATTTTTATTATTAATTATTTTGTATTTTTTTCATCATTTTATGAATTAATTTATCCTGAACTAAGCATTTTTTCTCGAGTTCTTCTATTTTATCTTTTAAAAAAATAATATTATCACTATTATCATTATTATCACTATTATCGTCATTGTTATGATTATCGTTATCATTATCATTATTATCATTATCATTATTGTATAACGCAAGACTATCATTGTTATCGTCTAAGTTATATCGATCTCGAGCTTTATCTCCACCCCTATAATGTGTTAGACTATGTAACTTTTCGTTTAATTGTTGCTGCAAAATGAGTTGTTGTTGTAATTGTTGTTGTAAAAGACTTAAGTCAAATCCAAGTGATTCTGCTATTCCATTGCTCTGAAAATCTGGTTGATCTTGGTGCTGATATCCTTGGTATCTTTGCTGATATCCTTGGTCACTTTGCTGATATCCTTGATCTCTTTGCTGATATCCTTGGTATCTTTGCTGATATCCTTGGTCACTTTGCTGATTTCTGTACTGATATTCTTGCTGATCTTTGTACTGATATACAGAATTTTGTTGAAATCCTGTTTCTTGGTGAAAACCTGTTTGCTGCTGGTATCCAGGATAATATTGGTAGTCATTTTGTTGTCCTTGCTCATTATAGAATTGATTTACTGGGTGGTATCTTATATGGTCTAAATTCTGTGCATCTTTTGGTGCTCTCATGTTTATTTCTTTTTCTATTCGTGGATATTCTAATTTTCTTTGTGTGGTAGGCTTATATTTGTTTGTTAGTTTATGTCTAATTGGTACTATTAAATCATTCTCTTCATTAGTTAAATCTGATACTAATACAGGTAAATTATCTGTTTGTAAATTATCATTATTATTATTATTATCGTTATCATCATTATCAGACTCTGTGTTGATATCAAGACTATAATAATTTTTATTAACTTTCATTAATAAATTGCTTTCTTTGCGGTAGTTTTCCATTCTCTTATACAAATCGTCAGTATCAGTCTTATTATTCTTGCTATTATTTTTCTGGTTATTAGCTTTAGCAAAATTACTTACGGAGGAGTTATTAGCTTTAGCAAAATTGCTTACGGAGGAGTTATTAGCTTTAGCAAAATTGCTGAATTTAATATTAGAGTTATCTTTGATGGTTCCAGGGATATTAGAATTGGAATTGGCATCATAATTATTTTCGAAAGCTTCGTTGAATAGGGTATTATCGAATGATCTGTGTGTAAAAATAGGTTTTCTTTGCATTATTTCTTGATTGATTAGATTATTTTCTTTTTCGAAATCAGCAAGAGTTCTATTTATTCTTCTGTCTTCCACATTATCTGTATTATTCACATTACTATTAGTATTGTTATTATTGTTTAATATTATTCTGTATGCTTTGTCTAATAGGGTAAATAATCTAACATCACCACCTTTATCTGGATGGCATTCTTTTGCAGCTCTTATATATGCTTGTTTTACTATATCAAAGTTTGAATTTTTGGGGATTCCTAGAATTTCATATGGATCCATATACAATCTTCATAGAACTAAATAAAATAATTAATACGCTAAATCTAATATTATCGTCGGCCATTAATGAAAGCTCGTTTAGTGGTGTGAGACATCGTCAATAATTGTTCCATGGTTATATTATATTTTTGTAGATATAATTCGATAGCTCCAACAAGATCTGATAACTCTACTAACTCCATAATTGGGTTGTCTTGAATATAGGCGTCTTTAGTTTCTTCAAATTCTTCGATAATCTTGGCGAAACTTCCAACTATCCCTTTCGGGATAAAATCATTGTGATAACCGTGAATTTTAGCAGCATTTAATACGGTGCTCAACCTAGGTTCGGCGCATGCTGTGCCATAAATATAATAGACTTTCTTAACATTATCATTATTAGTCTTATAATTAGTAGTATTATTATTAGAAAAATGTACTTCTCTGATTCCGTATGATCCTAGTTCGACTTTTTCTATTTTATCGGATGTATTATCTGTGTTATTTTTTGCATTAGTGCTTTTAACATTCGCGACAATATCGAAAGAATTGTTTAATTTGTCGACATCTGCTATTTCGACGGGGATAAATGATTTGAAAAAATTTAAGGCTTGGAGTTTGAGTTTTTCGAGTTCTGGAATGAGTGATTCTGTGGAAAGCCCGATAATTATAACTTCAGATTTGATAAAATATCTTTGATGTAGATTATCGATAGTATCGTCTCTAAAACAGGGTGTCGTGGCGATATATTTTTGACATACATCATTCTTTAAGACATTATCTTTTAAGAGTTGTAGGAAAGATTGTTCAGCAGAACCGACTAAGGCAAGATTATCTAGTAAATAGTTTTTTTTGTTTGCTGGTTTTGTGATATTGGATATTCTTTCTTCAACTAGCCAGGGAGCTTCTATCTGAGTAAACCCTAAAGATCTGTAATAAAAGATGGAGTGTTGAATTAAGGAGTAATCAATCATGTTAATGAATAAAAGACTAAGAAATGATTATATTTCATTTTTTTTAAATTATCCTTCTTATAAGTTTCGATTTAGTTTAGAGAACATTTAGACTTAGGTTAAGGATTAGTGCTCTTAAAAATATCGAATATAATAATAAGATATGAATAATAAGAAGAAAGATGAGCAAAATGTTGATTTTTTCTTATTAGATTCTAATTTATCGAGTATAATAAATAAAAATAATAGTAATAATGATGATAATGATAATAACCAAGATAATAATGGTAATAAAGAAAGTAAGAGGAACATGGTCCCACCCGCTTATCGTATTAAAGTTCCTACTCTTGTGTTAGAATCAAGAAAGATTACATGGCATGGATATCCTTTTAATGAGGTATTAAATGCATTAAGGGAATCATTATGTGATAATATAACAGATATAGCCATAATACATATGACAGAATTGGTAGCGAGTGGATATTTATTTGAATTATGGGATGTCATATGGGAAGTATTATTTACACAAGGTTTATTATTGGTAGAGCCGGCATTAGCTTTTTATTTTTTGGATGAATATAAATTTTTGCTATCTTATCACAAGAAGACTCGTGAAAACTTGATTAATAGTCAGGTCTATAGGAATCATATGGCTGAATTACTAACGATCTTTGCCATATATAAACATAGGCCGCAACCTTTAGATATAATGAATATAAATAATAATGGTGCTGAATATGTAACAGAAATGATAACTGATAATGGATCAAGGGTATTGTCACAGGAATATATATTAATGTCAAAATTAGAGGAGACTACATGTATTCAGTTACAAGAATTGCATTATAATCTAACAAAGGCGATCGAAGCTATAAGACTTTATACTAATGATAAGAATAGTGATAAGAATAATGGTAAGAATAACAATAATAATGGAAATGATGATACAAACTATGATTATAACAGTGATGATAATGATGATAGTGGTGTGAATGTGGAAAGGGTATTTTTTTGGTTACATGAAATGGTTAAAATGAAAGATATAAAGTTAAGATCGACCTTACAGAATTGTTTACCTAGATTAGAGGATGAATGGATAAATCATCCATCGAATATAATCTGGAACTATTTATTTATAAGGGCACCGAATAAGATTTGGGGATTATTAACAGCATTGATGGATATATACACGATTAATTTTAAGAGGAAGAAAACAATAAATTGTGCGATAATCTTACAAAATGTGTTAGTCATGGTGTGCAATACAAAATTCATAGAAAGTTTTAATGCAAAAAAGCGATATATCAGGAGTAGACATCCATTGGTAATTCAGAATGTAATAAAGATAAACGAGCTGATGATGATTGTATAAATGTTTGTATATATATTATATGTAAAAAATGATTTTTTTAACAGAAAAAGAGGAAGCTAATAAAAACCACAAACAAACAAACAAACAAACGCGACAGTATGAATAACGAAAACCAGACTATTAATGATATTTTGGCAATGACTTCCAAATTTTTGTCAAAGACAACTACTGAGACTAGCTCAAAAAAGTCCATTAATATTAAGGCAAGTGATAAAGAGAACAATAAGTCTTGGCTATATCCAACTGCTCATTCAAAAGTCTCTGAAAGACTTGCAAATAATGAAAAAGTTGAACGTATTGTGGATGAACCACCTATTGGAAGTGGGTTTGCCCGTCCTTTCAGATACACAGGAGCAGATAATGATGATGATAATGCTGTTCAAATTGAAGATCTTCCAGAAAGAGTGGAAAAAATGTCTAATTTCTTTATTAAAGCTGCTTTAATGGCATTTTCCTATCATGTGCCACTTCGTATCAAACCAGATTATATTCTTTACCTAATTCTTTCAGGATTTAATCATTGGGTTAATAAGAAAGAAGGTCATGTTATCCTAGCCTCCTACAAACTGATCGATCCAGCAAGGCAGAATATTTGTATTGATGTTCCCTTAAATAATCCAGAATGGAATGATATTGTTGAGATTCTGGGTAAAGAACTACAAAAGAGTTTTCTTAATGAAAATCTTATTAATATTATGAAAGCAAGTTTTACAACTACGACTCCTACGATGATGCAAGTAAAGATTTTGACGATGGCTAGTATTATGAAAGA